CCAATCAAGTGAAGTTGATGAGGACGTAATGGCCGCACTTGACGCAAAGGCTAGGGCTACCGCACTCAAACTGCTGAACAAGTTTGGCAAGAGCGTCACTTTGACTATGGTGACTGAGGGAACCTATAACCCTGCGACTGGTGAACTTTCATCTGGCAGTACGTCAACAGAGATCCCCAAGGCCCTGATTGAAGATTTCAATGGTGTGGACTATGTATCAGGTCTGGTTGAGAAAGGTGATCGCAAGGTCACTACTCCTGCATCTGGCTACACTGAACCTAAGCCTAATGACCGATTCACTGTAGGATCAGACGTTTATACGGTCATTGCTGTAGAAACGGTTTGGTCTGGTGAACAAGCGGCTATCTACATTTCGCAGGTTCGGAAATGAGCATGGATGCAATCGTAAACAGGGTGAACCGCCGTATTGATACGGTTATTCGCAAGTCTACAATTCAGCTTTTTGGTCAGGTCATTAAGATGACCCCTGTGGATACAGGACGCGCGAAGGGAAATTGGCAATGCTCTGTAGGCAGTCCTATCACCTCGGAAACCGACAGAGATGATGGATCACGATCACAATCGTTGAGCAGTTCAAAGGCTTATTCGGATGTAGTGCGAACTGTGCCAAAGGCTGGAAATGTGGTTTGGTTATCCAATAACGTGCCGTACATTCGCAAGTTGGAATACTATCCTCCGGGTAAAGGTGGAAGCGTCCAAGCCCCACAGGGAATGGTCAGGATTGCCATTCAAAACTTTGGTTCGATATTTGCCGATGCAACGCGCAACTCAATGAGTGAAATCAAATGAGCATCGTCAATATCAGGGCGGCACTTGAAACCAGACTGAATACGATGAGTCCTTCACTTGCTACGGCTTGGGAAGGCGTACCATTTACACCGGCCACTGGTACTCCGTATCAGCAGGTGAATCTGCTACTAGCAGAAACAGAAAACCCGACACTGGGCGATGCCATGTATCGGGTCACAGGATTTATGCAGGTTTTGTTGTGCTATCCACCGGGAACAGGCCCGAAGGCGGCGGCAACGAGGGCTGAATTGGTTAGAGACCAGTTTCGGCGTGGCTTGGGTCTATCATCGGGCGGCACTAATGTTCGGATTGACAGCACCCCAACGATTGCACCGGCAATCATTGATGGAGATCGTTATCGTGTCCCGGTAACTATCTACTTTTCGGCAGACATTTTTCCTTCATAAGAGGTAGACACAAATGGCAAATATCGCACAAGGCGTAAGCAAAATTCTTGCTTACAAAAAACAATCTGGGCTTGGTTCACCGGCCTCTGGCTCTGGTGGTCAACAGCTTCGCCGCACCAGTTCAACTATCAACCTGACCAAGGAAGCTTACCAGTCAGCGGAAATCCGTCCTGACCAGCAGATCGCTGACTACCGTCATGGCCCGAAGCAAGTCACGGGTTCAATCGCTGGCGAAGTTTCACCGGGAACTTACAAGGATCTGATGGCATCCGTTCTCCGTCAGGATTTCACCGCTGTTTCTTCCATGACTTCAGCGGCTATTACTCTGGTAGCTTCTACCGGCGTCATCACGTTCCAGACTGGCAACCCGCTGACCTCTGGGATCAAGATCGGCATGGTTGTTCGTCTTTCTGGCGGTACGCTCGTTGCGGCCAACACTGGCAAGAATCTTCTTGTAACTGGTGTGACTTCAAGCACTCTGACCGTAAGCCCTCTGAATGGCGCGGCTCTGGCAAATGAATCTACTTCTGTAACCGGCGTTACCGTTGCAGTACCCGGCAAGGTGTCCTATGTTCCTGAGTCATCTCAGACGCACGATTACTACACCGTCGAACATTGGTTCAGCGACATTTCACAGTCGGAAGTATTCTCTGACGTTTGCATCACCAATGCCGCTGTCTCTGTACCGGCTACGGGTCTTGCAACCGTCAACTTCCCGTTGGTTGGTCTTGGTATGTCAACCGGCGCATCACAGATCCTTACCTCTCCGACTGCAATCAGCACTTCTGGTGCTGTAGCTGGTGCGAACGGGCTTCTGTTCGTTGGTGGATCTGCGGTTGCAGTTGTTACTTCTATCGATTTTGATGTGAATGGAAACACTGTAGCGGCTGATGCAGTGGTTGGTTCTAACAGCCGTCCTGATGTATTCCAAGGAACTGTTGGTGTAACCGGCAACATGACCGTTTATTTCACCGATGCAACCTTCCGTGACTACTTCATTGACGAAACCGAAGTTGCAGTCAATGTTGTAATGACCACCTCCAATGACAAGGCCGCTGATTTTGTCAGCTTCCAGATGAGCCGAGTCAAGGTGGGTGGTGCAGACGTTGGTGACGGCCAGAATGGTCTGACCCGCACCTTCCCGTTCGTTGCTCTCAAAAACACTGCTGGCGGTGCTTCTGCGGCGAACTACGCATCAACCATCATGGTGCAAGATTCAGTAGCGTAATTGCTCTGATACTAGGGGAGGCTCACAACCTCCCCGACCTTATTTTCAACACAGGAACCGAATATGAAACAGGAAAACGAAGTGCTTTTTTCTCTGGATGATCTAAACCTTGTTACCGCATCAGAGAATTCATTTGAGTTTGAATATTTCAAGGGTGACGGTCGGCCGACAGGCGTATTTATTAGCGTCATTGGATCACAGGCCCCAAAGGTACAGGAATGGATCAGAAAGACGCTGAATCGTCGCAGAAGTCAGGAAGCAATTGCCGCAAAGCGCGGAAAGGAAGTCGAAAGATTGGTTGAGGATGATGAAGACTTTGCAATTGGTGCGGCGGCTGTACGTATCGTAGGCTGGAAAGGAATCAGAGAACCCTATTCACCAGAAAGCGCACTCAAACTGTGCCGCAACAATTCAGAGGTTAGGGATCAGGTCTTTGAGGCATCCAATAACCTTGCAAATTTTACGCGGAGCTAATTCGGGAACTTGCTGAGTACGGCAAAAGGGAATTTGAACTGGATTCCCTGCAATCTGATGGATCTACGCTAAGGGCACACGCTCAGGCAATCGCAAAAGGTGCAGGTGAAATCCCAGAAGAATACCAGTCATTGCCGCTGCCAGAATCCATGATTCATTGCTGGCATTGGTTCATTGAACTTTCAAGGACTAGAACCAGCAATGGATTTGGGGCTAACCCGATAAGCTATAATGAAATCGTCTCATGGTCAGATTTAACAGGAGTCCGACCCGATAACATTGAAGTGCAAGCATTGATGGCTTTGGATTCGGCATTCATGTCAGTTCAAGCCGACGAGATTAAAAAGCGGAGCGCAAAACATGGCTGAAGTCCATAGCATTGAGATTAAGGTCGACAGCACACAAGCGCAAACCGCTTCCCGCAATCTCGATAAAATGTCAGGTTCTGCTTCTGGGGCAGAATCAGCACTAAACAACCTTACAAGGGCGGCATTAGGACTTGTCGCTCTTGATAAGATTGCAGGTATAGCCAAGGGTATCCTAGACACAAATCGTGCAATGGAAGCGCTTAGAGCGCAGTTGATCTCTGTTACTGGATCAGCTATCGGCGCACAAAAGGCATTTACATTCATTCAGAACTTTGCGACCTCAACTCCATACGAGATTGAAGGTCTGACAAAAGCATTTATCGCCCTTCAAAATTACGGCATTAAGCCTACCAAGCAGGTGATGGAGGCCGTAACCAATCAAGCATCAAAACTAGGAGCATCACAAGAAACCTTAGACGGAATTGTGAGGGCTTTAGGTCAGGCATACGCTAAAGGAAAACTCCAAGCCGAGGAAATGTTACAGCTTGCCGAGCGTGGTGTACCAGTCTATGACTTACTTTCACAGGTCACAGGAAAGAATGCCGCACAGCTACAAGACATGGCGCAAAAAGGCGAACTGACCCGCGATGTTCTTGAGCGTTTGATTGGGAAAATGGGTGAATTGTCCAGTGGCGCTAATGCCAATGCAATGGACACGCTGAATGGAAAAATCAGCAATCTTTCTGACGCATGGCATCAGTTTGAAGATGCTTTGCTAAATGACAAAAGCGAAGGAATCATCAAGAGCATTGTTGACGGGATCAGTTCATCGCTCAATAAGCTGACCGCTGAAATATCAAAATCACCACTTCAGCAGATTGAAGAACAGCTTGCAAAAGCGCAAGGCAGTTTGGCGCAGTACGGACCAATGGATCGTTACAAATTGCTTGACGGTCAAAAGATTAAAGACTTAGAGCGTGAAATCGCCAAGCTATCAGAGTTGAAAAGCGCAGTAACCAAGACAAACGAAGAACAAAACAAGGCCGAAGATGCGAGAGTCGCAAAAGCCGAAGAGGTAAAGAAAAAGATCCTAGGAAGCGACGATGCGGTAGCAAAAAGCAAGAAAAGCCAAACTGCCGCTACCAAGGCACTTCACGATGCAGAAGCCGCGTTTACATCAACGCTACAGCAGAACATCACAATAGCGCAAAATCGCGCCAAGATCCTTGACGCTCAGGCCGCAACATCAAAAATGCGCCTTGAGAATGAATTGGCTCTGGCTGAAGAGAAGGCGCGAATTGACATGAAGAACGCGCAGTCATATCAGGACAAGCTAAAAATTTCCGCTGACTTACAAGCCAAGCAAGAAGAAATTCTGCTGAAAGAATTGGCTTTGCGTAATGAAGCGCAAACACGCGAAGAAGAATTGCTTGCGGTCAGAATTGCATCTATCGAATCAGAAATAGCGGCGGCTGATCGGTTCAATATGACGCAATCAGAACGTATTAGATTGCAGACTGAGTTGGAGTCATTACAGACTCAACAGCAAATCATGCCAGAAGAACGCGCCCAGATTGAACTGGAAAGCATTCGTGCGCTGAACGAAGCAAGCAGACAATACAACGAAATCCGCGTGGATGGCGAAACCAACGTGCGCGAAGAAGCATTGCGTACATTGGAAGTGCTTTCGTCCAACTTGGAATACTCCCGCGAAATGGCGACGGGCCTTGCCGAAGCATTTGGTGAGGTAGGTTCGGCTATTGGTGGAATGTCTGTCGCTCTGGCTGAGTACGAAAAACAATCTGCAACCATCGAAATTGCTCGCACTGAGGCCATTCAGAAGGCCAATGGCGATCAAAAGAAAATTGACGAAGCAAACACTACATCTGCCAAAAAACAAGCCACAGCGCAGATTAAATCCTACGGTGATATGACCAAAGCCGCACAGGGTTTCTTTAAGAAAGGAACTGCTGGCTATGAGGCAATGGGAGCGGCAACCAAAGTATTTAGAGCCTTTGAAATGGCTCAGTCGGCTATGTCATTCGCCAAACAACTTGGCGATATGGATAAGCTGTTCGGTTCGTTTGAAACAATGCTCAAGGATATGGGCGTTCTTTCTGACATCAATAGAACCAAAGAAGTAGCCAATGCACAGGCGGCGGGTACTGCAAAAGCCGCAGAAGGCGCGGCCAATCAAGGATCATCGGGTGATCCTTACACGGCATTCGCTCGTGTGGCCGCTTGGGTAGCGTTGATGGCAAGTATAGGCTTTGTGGTTGGCGGTGCTAGCGGATCTGGCGCACAAGGTTTATCTGTTGCGGATGTTCAAAAGCAACAAGATGAAGCGTTCCAAAGAAGTACTGCAACCATGTTGGGTTCCAGTGAATCTTCAACTTCAATTCTTGATGCACTTGAAATCGTTGCCGAGAACTCAACGAATGACCTTGATTACACCAAGGGCATGGCTCGCAACATGGAATTGCTTGTCGGATCGATTGAAAGCCTTAGTACGGCCATTGCGACCAGTTTTAATTTTGATGTTTCAAAGCTGAATTTTGGTACAACCAGAAGCTCAAATGCCCCCGGCTTTGATCCTTTGGCTGGAATGATTTTTGGAACCTCAAAAACAACTAGAGAACTTCTTGGTCAAGGGCTACTAATCAATAAGCAGACGATTGGCCAAATCATTGCATCTGGTAAAGTTCAAGCCAAAGAATTCACAGATATTTTAATAACCACAACTTCACAGGCTCTATTTGGGCTTTTCAAAAGTTCATCGCAATCAATCGAAAGAGAAGTTAGAAAAATAAATCCTGTAGTTGAAGAGGCGCTAGGACAAGTCTTCAAAAATGCGTACAACACACTGGTTGATGCTGGTGAATTGTTAGGAAAAGGCATTACCGATATTCAGGACTCACTTGACAAGGCTTTTATTGGCGGCAAAAAAGAATTGCCCTTAGGCAAGGATGCAAAAAAGAATGCTGAAAAGATTCAAGCATGGTTAAGTGCAGAACTTGACAGAATCACCGAAGCCGCATTCCCTGATCTCAAAGAATTCCGTAGAGCTGGTGAAGGGATGTACGAAACATCCATCCGGGTTGCCGATGGTGTAGCGCAAGCAGAACAGCAATTGACAATGCTTGGGATGACGGCGATACGGTATACCGAGATCATTTCAAAGCAAAAAGACCAGATTGATGTAGGGGCCGAAATTACCCGACAGACAATTTTGGCGCAGGGAAATTTGGCTAAAGGAACCCGTCAATACGTCGAAGAACTTCGCGGATCTGCGGCTGACATTGCCGAGGCTTACGGGCAACTCTCAAACATTACTGCTACTTTGCGCGGAGCCGGTTTCGGTGAAATTGACGTAGACAAAACAATGGTGAATGCCGCCGGTGGACTTTCAGAATTTGAAGCGGCAATGGAGTCATTCAGACAGAACTTCATGACTGATGCCCAACGTGTCAATGCTGATACGGTTGAATTGGCACAAGCCTTTGGGAAACTTGGCTATGAAATGCCGAAGTCTAAGGACGAGTTTTTCAAAATCGCTCTTGGCATGGATAAAACAACTGATGCCGGGAAAAAGCTGTTTGGCGAATTTATGAAGCTGAATCCTGCTTTTTCAGACCTTATAGATGCAACAAAAGAACTTGCGGATGCACAAGCTGAAGCGCAACAGCAGATACTTGATGGTCTTCAGAAGAATGTTGATTCTGCCTTTTCTGCGATGCAGAAGGCGTATCAGGATCTTCAAAAAGTTCAAGACAGGTTCCTCAACTATTCCAAGAACATCAGGGCATATCTTGATGAACTGACGGGTGGGAAATCTGCGTACATCAGCCCAGAAGAACGCTACCGTATTGCTCGACAAGAATTCCAGCGTGTTAGCGCACTGGTTGCTGTTGGTGATGAATCGGCTCTGACCGAAATAACCAAAGCCGGTAAGGATTTCTTGGATGCTTCAAGGGAATACAACGCATCCAGTCAGCAATTCCAAGATGATTTTTCTTCCGTAACCTCTGCACTTGAGGCTTCGGCAGGGTACGCAGAAGCACAAGCCAATCTGGTTGAAAACCAACTGCGCGTTGCTGAAAGCAGTTACTCTGCGTTGGTCACAATCAACACCAACACCATAGGTGTGCAATCAGCTATCAGCGCGTTGAACGCAACGATGGCGGCATACGCGGCGGCAGTAGCGGCACTGGCGGCAGGAAAAATTACTTCAACCCCCGGTGTCATCACTACAGGCGGTGGCGAAGTGGTTTACAACCCGGCCGCTCCTGTTGGATCGCCGACCAATCCTATCCCGGTAGCTAGGCCAACTTTGGTTCGCCCCATAGCCAGAGCAATCGGCGGCACGATGCCAGCCGGTGTTTCATTGGTTGGCGAATATGGCCCCGAACTGATTAGTTCTGGCGGCGGTTACGTATCAACGGCAGGAGCAACGGCCAACTTCTTCAAGACGATCAAGGACGCGGTGGTGATTACCAGTGCCGAGCAGACTGCACTTCTCAAGGAACAGATCGGTGAGTTACAAGCATTGGTCAGACTGCAATCAGCGGCTAATCGTGAACTCATCACACAGCTTTCAGAGATCCGCAATGAAACCGCTGAATCAACGCGCATCGCCAAGGTTGAGGCATCTGCATGATCTACCTTGTTGAAATCGTAGCCGCAACAAATTCCGCAGGGGCGACAACCACTCTGCGGTTTTGCACTGAAGCCTATGTCACCAAACCTTCAGATACCCCGGCAAACACCTATTACGACCCCAGAGTAAAAACCCCGGCTGACATTACCCGGAATATGTTTGCCTCTGGCACAACTTCTGGTGCAAGTAGGGTCGGCTACGGCGTTGTAGAACTGGCAAACGTCGATGGCGGCTTGGATTACATGGCGAATTACAGCTATGACAACCGCGCATTGACCATCAAGATCGGCAACCCCGGTGATGCGTATTCTGCATTCACTACGATCCTTGCCGGGACGATGGAACAGGTAGAGTTCACGTTCAACACTGTCACGGTACTTGCGCGTGACAAGTTGGCGGTTCTGGATCTTCCATTACAGAAAACTGAGTTCGCAGGAACCAATAGCCTCCCCTCCGGGCTTGAAGGCGTTGCTGACCTTAAAGGGCAGAAAAAGCCGGTTGTCTATGGCAAGGTCTATAACGTCCAGCCACCGTGTGTGAATACGTCTCGGCTTATTTTCCAAGTCAATGATTCATCCATCTCCGATGTCACTGCGGTCTATGACAAAGGCGCAGGGCTGACCAAAGGCGCGGCGTATTCCAATGTCTCGGACATGGAAACCAATGCCCCTGCCGCTGGAAACTACCGCGTCTTATCGACTTCGACAGGATCATATTTCCGACTCGGATCAACCCCGGCAGGACTCATCACTTGTGATATCACGCAAGGAGCCGCCTCTAGTAACCGCACAGCCGCGCAAATCATGAAGTTGATTGCCATTAAGGGCGGGGTGAATTCGGGCGATATTAACGCCTCTGACGTGACCGCTCTTGATACTGCCAACAGTTCAGAAGTCGGCATCTGGGTTTACGGTGAGGACTCTGGTCTTTTATGTATGGATCAGATTGCCCAATCAGTTGGCGCATGGTACGGATACGATGCAACCGGCCAGTTCCGCATGGGTCGTTTTGCTGTGGCATCGGGTGCGGCAGATATTGAAGTCAATGATGACAACATCATCAGCATTGAAGCCGTTCGATCATCAGACACTGATCGCGGCATTCCTGCGTACAAGGTCATTC